ACAAGTATATACCCCATATGATGCATTTGAGTTAACTTTTGGATAAACAATATGGCATTTAAGATTGGTACCTATACAGTAATAACGAACTCGGGAACTATTATCACTGATGTAGTATCTGCATTGACTACTGCCTCCACATACTTAATTACTGTTTATAATGGCGGGGCATCTGTATTCACACAAGTGGGTTCATATAGAATAATAATTGAAAATGTAATTAATGGAGCAATTGAAGTTCATGATAGGACTGGGGTAAACTTAAGCGGCATCTCTTCAAGCGGTTCACTCCCGGCAGGAGCTATGGGGTCGGGGATAATAGCACAAAGCGTCCCGTCTTGGACATCTTACCAAGGTTTGATTTATATATATGGTTTAGACAGAGGCTTCTTAAATGTAATTATTAATCCTTACTCCTCAGCTGACCATTTTGGATATCCCATTGCAATAACCAATAATATAATATGTATTGGCGCAACATACTACAATAGTATGAGAGGAAGATTTTATATATATAATACATCCGGAACATTAATTGCTACAGTTACCCCTGTCCAGAACTTATTCGTTAATCAGTATTTCCCCCAAACCTTGACTGCAGGTTGCGGGCGAATTGTTGCCTCCCAATACCTTGCTAATTCATATGCATATGTATACATTTATAGTTTAACCGGCGCTTTATTAAAGACCATAACTAGTCCTGATGGGTCTACAGGATATTTTGGAATGTCTGTTGCAATTGGATGCGGGAAAATACTTATCGGAGAGTATGGATATAATTCTTATCAAGGTCGAGTATTTTTATATGATTTAAACGGCAATTTACTGTCTACATTAGTTAACCCACTGTCAACTGCTGGTTTTTTTGGTTCTAGTATAGCCATAGGGTCAGGATATATTGCGATTGGTGCAAGTGGGGGTGGCTCGGCAATATCAGGAAATGTTTATATATATGATTTAAATGGTAATTTATTACAAACTATTACTGACCCACTTGGTGGCACTTATGGAAATACAGATGGGTTTGGGGCTTCTGTATCTATAAATTCTGGATTATTAGCTGTTTGTAATCAAAATATAGGGTATTCAGCTAATGCTTGGTTATACCACTTGCCTGATAATATTGACAGTTATTATGAAAATATATTAGAAGAATTTTCTTACTAGGAACAACATAAAAATGATGTACGCACAAATAAACACAACAACTGGCGAAGTTATATCCTTTCCATATAATTCAATAATGGCAAATCCTATATATAGGATGGCGGCATTAGTAAACGATGTTGCAAATCTACCCATTGATGCAGTATTGGTTGATTTTACCTCTGCTTATCCAAAAAATATAAATTGGGATCAAACCGCAAGTGTTACAAATGTTGTTCAATCTGGAACTACGTATGTTGCTAATTTTGAGTTAGTCGATAAATTTACTAATGATGAAGATAAATTAGAAGGAATAAAACAAATACTACAATTTTATTCGATTGAAAACAGTAGTATTTTCAAACAAAAAATTGCACAACTGTCATCAAGTTATTTAGGTGAGGAATCAAATTCCTGGCCCATACAAATACAGGAAGCTCAAGCATATCAAGCTAACACAGCAACAACTACCATATTATTATCTGCCATTGCTCAAGCACGTGGAATAACAGTTAGTGATCTTGCCAATAGAATAATTACAAATTATACAAGTTACAATATTAATTACGGTATGTTACTTGGCACCTATCAAAAAAATATTGGCATTTTTAATTCTGTCGACGTCGCTAATTCCAGTACATGGGACAATATCAATTCATATATTAGATTATAATTATGGCATTCATAACTAATCAATCTAGTATAACATTTGATGGCATAATCGGTGGATCAACGTTAGATTTTACCACTACTGCTACCTATATAACAACACTATATAATCCGACTAGTGCTAATTATGAATTTTATGGTCAAGGGGTTGCTGTAGGGTCAAATAGAATAGTTGTATCGGCACCTATGTATAATACTGGATACGCTTACGGTATAGTATATATTTACGATATAAATATAAATTTAATAAAAACATTGTCTAACCCCAATAATAATCCATATGAATATTTTGGATATTCAGTTGCTGTGGGGTGTGGAAGAATTGTTGTCGGGGCCTATGGGTATTCTTCTAGTCAAGGTCGAGTATACATATATGACCTAAATGGAAATTTGTTGAAAACCGTATCAGACCCAACAGCTACTGCTAGTGATAATTTTGGATATTCAGTTGCTGTGGGATGTGGAAGAATTGTTGTTTCGTCATACCTATACAATTCATACAAAGGGCGTGTATGGATACTTGATCTAAATGGAAATTTAATAACTACATTAACAGACCCGGGTGCAGGTTCTGATAGTTTTGGAGAGGGAATTTCTGTGGGATCTAACAGGATTGTCATTGGCGCTCCTAATAATGCATCCCACGGTCAAGTATACATATATGACTTAAACGGAATTTTATTAAAAACTATATCAAATCCAACTGGACTCAGCGACTATTTTGGAATATCAGTGGCAGTAGGATCAGGCAAAATTGTTATTGGTGCTCAATCCTATACAATTCAGTCACCGTATACTCCAGTAAGTGGCAGAGCATATATATACGATTTAAATGGAAATTTAATAACACCTATTGAAAATCCATTTAATACTTATGGGGAGTATTTTGGAACAGCAGTTGCTGTAGGATCTGGAAGAATTATGGTTGGAACTAACGCTCATAATTCTAGTCAAGGTATCGCATATGTGTATGATTTACAGGGTAAGTTGTTGCAGACTATTACAGATCCGGGAGCTTTGAGTAATGATTTTTTCAGTGACACAATTGCAATAGTCCCAGGCAAAATTATTATTTCATCTCCTAGAGCACCATCAGGGAATGAGGTTGGCCGTATTTATATATATTCAACTCCCACAATATATGATAGTTTGAACATCGGAAGTTAACTTAAAAATCAATAAATACACTATCAACTTTTTGATGGAAGTATTTTTAAATGTCTACTAGACCAAATCTGACGAATCTGCCACAGTTAACTTCTCCAAATCCGGGAACAACATTTATTGTTGTACAAGATTCTGGAATTCCTCAGATAATTTCATCACAACAAACAATTGAACTAATATCTAACGCAATACCTGCAGGCGCAACAGGTATTCAGGGGTTGGTTGGTACTCAGGGTCTACAGGGTAATGACGGGTTACAAGGCATCCAAGGCCCGCAGGGAACCCAAGGCATACAGGGAAGTACTGGTACTCAAGGTATACAGGGATACTTTGGATCATTAGGTGCACAAGGAGTACAAGGATTTGGCGGTATTCAAGGTAATTTAGGTATTCAAGGTATACAAGGCGTTCAAGGAATTGGAAATACAGGTACAACTGGTGCACAAGGTATATTAGGATTTCAAGGTAATGATGGCATTCAAGGAGTACAAGGCGTTCAAGGAATTCAAGGAATTGGTAATGCAGGTACGCAAGGAGTACAGGGTAGACAGGGAGTCCAAGGCCCATATGGCCTACAGGGGTTACAGGGATATCAAGGAGTACAAGGCACACAATCTGCCCAAGGAATACAAGGTAATTATGGAGTACAAGGTAATTTAGGCCCACAAGGTGTTCAAGGTCTACAAGGAACACAAGCTGCTCAAGGAACGCAAGGTATTCAAGGAATTTTAGGAAATCAGGGGACTCAAGGTATCCAAGGTACACAAGCTGCCCAAGGTACGCAAGGTACGCAAGGTAATAGCTCGCAAGGATTAATTGGTGCACAAGGCGTTCAGGGAGTTCAAGGTGGTCTTGGAAATACAGGCGGTATTGGTATTCAAGGCGCTCAAGGGACTCAAGGTATCCAAGGTACACAAGCTGCCCAAGGAACTCAAGGACTATTAGGTACCGTTGGTTCACAGGGCATACAAGGTATTCAAGGTATTTTAGGTGTACAAGGCTTGCAAGGTATTCAAGGTATTCAAGGAATTTTAGGAAATCAAGGTACGCAAGGTATTACTGGTACACAGGGTACTCAAGGTATTCAGGGTGTTCAAGGTATTCAGGGTGTTCAAGGTACACAAGGTGTTCAAGGATATCAAGGTATACAAGGTAATCTCGGACCGCAGGGTGTTCAAGGTGCACAAGGTACTCAGGCTGCACAAGGAACACAGGGTACCCAAGGTCCATATGGATTCCAAGGAATTCAGGGCATAAGCAATCAAGGAACTACCGGACCACAGGGAACAACTGGTGCATTTTCTGCAGGATCAAATTATAATGCTCTAAGTTTGTACGTGGGCAATACATATTCTGCGTCATATTCAAATGGACAAATAACTGCTGAAGGAAACATCATTGGTTATTATACTTCAGATATTAAATTTAAAGAAAATGTTCGAGATATCCCTGATGCTTTAAATAAAGTTATTGCTATTGGCGGTAAATTATATGATTGGACAGATCAGTATATTAATGATCACGGTGGCCCAAATGATTACTTTATGCAAAAAAATGACTTTGGGGTTATTGCTCAAGATGTTCAAGAAGTATTTTCAGTTGCAGTTAGAACTAAAGCAGATGGATCACTAGCAGTTGACTATGAAAAACTGTGTGCTTTGGCATTTGGTGCTATTAAAGAGTTAAAGCAAGAAATAGATTTATTGAAGAATAACAAATGATTATAAGACCAAATTTAACAATACCTCCACAATTAACCGCTCCTGATCCAGGTACAACTGAATTTGTTGTCATTGATAGTGGAGCAGAATTATACATTACTACAGCACAGGCCGCAGAATTATTGTTAGCTGCTGTTCCACAAGGTCCACAAGGTCCTCCAGGTATTCAGGGCGTACAAGGCGTTCAGGGACAACAAGGTTTTCAAGGTTATTTCGGACCACAAGGTGTTCAAGGATATCAAGGAGTACAAGGTGCTTCTGGATTTGGTATACAGGGTATACAAGGTCTACAGGGCGATTTAGGATTCCAAGGTGTTCAAGGAACAAGCGGGCAGGGGCTTCAGGGAGTGCAAGGGCCACTTGGTCCACCAGGAGCATCGACTACCAATGTTAGTGGCGGTGCTACTGGTAGTTTATTAATACAAGCCACTCCGGGAGCAACAGCATTTATACCAATCGGAGCAGCAGGCACAGTTTTAATATCACAAGGAAATACTGCAACATGGGTAACTACCAGCAGTATTGGAGTCGGGGCCGCATCTCAAGTATTAAACAACAGTATAAGTCCTGTTGATACTACCCCTTACTATCCATCAATGACTAAAGGAACTATTCCTGGATCTGTTGGTGAATATGCAACATATAATTTAAGTTTTATCAATAGTCCAGGAATATTATCAACTCCGCAATTAGCAATAACTAGCACTCAAAATAGTACAACTGTAACAAATGGAGCCGCAGTTATTTCAGGTGGATTGGGAGTTGCAAGTGACATACATTTTGGTGGAAATTTATATCAAAATGGCACATTGTTCAATCCGTTAGGTACTCAAGGGACATTTGGTATTCAGGGATATTATGGAAATCAGGGAGTTCAAGGTTTACAAGGTATAGTTGGGCCACAGGGATTACAAGGACATTTTGGATTCCAGGGATTCCAAGGAGTACAGGGATTCCAAGGAACACAAGCTGCCCAAGGTATTCAAGGATTTTTAGGCACACAAGGAACATTTGGCTTTCAAGGATTTCTAGGTATACAAGGAACACAGGGAACACAAGCTGCTCAAGGCACTCAAGGACTATTTGGTGTCCAGGGCTTCCAAGGAGTACAAGGGTTACAGGGGTTACAGGGTACACAAGCGGCTCAAGGAACACAGGGGTATTATGGGACACAAGGAATTCAAGGAATTCAAGGACTTCAGGGAACACAAGGATTTCAGGGAACACAAGGTATTCAAGGCGGTAATAGTGCACAGGGATTATTAGGTGCACAGGGTATACAGGGATTTCAGGGAACACAGGGATTTCAGGGAACACAAGGAACACAAGGTATCCAAGGCACACAAGCTGCCCAAGGAACACAAGGCACACAGGGTATTCAAGGAACACAGGGTACACAGGGAACTCAAGGTATTACTGGTAGTCAAGGTACTTTTGGAACACAAGGAACACAGGGTATTCAAGGCACACAGGGTATTCAAGGTCTTATTGGCCCTCAGGGTACACAAGGATATTTTGGCTTCCAGGGAACACAAGGAACTCAAGGTATACAAGGTACAAGTGTTCAAGGTATACTGGGTATTCAAGGATTCCAAGGCATACAAGGCATACAAGGAGTTCAGGGAACACAGGGAGTACAGGGTTTCCAAGGTACACAAGCTGCCCAAGGTATTCAAGGATTCCAAGGTATACAAGGTGGTAATAGCTCACAAGGATTAGTCGGTGCACAAGGTATACAAGGATTTTTTGGTACTCAAGGTACTCAAGGTTTATTAGGATTACAAGGATCTATAAGTAGTCAAGGACTTCAAGGTATTCAAGGTGTTCAAGGAAATGGCGGTAATCAGGGAACACTAGGTTTCCAAGGTTACACAGGAACTGCAGGTTCAACAGGTCCAACTGGAGCAACTGGTGCTACTGGCCCAACCGGCCCATACGGACCTCCGGGTCCAACTGGATATACAGGCCCTCCAGGTCCAACTGGTGCTACTGGTGCTACTGGTCCAACAGGACCTCCAGGTCCAACTGGTGCTACTGGTGCTACTGGCCCAACTGGTGCTACTGGCCCAACTGGTGCTACTGGCCCAACTGGACCATACGGACCAACAGGCCCAACAGGCTCACCGGGCGGTACAGGCCCAACCGGCCCACCGGGCAGTACTAGTTATAATGCAACTACGGCCGTATACTTAACTGGAGCTCCGGCTTATACGAACGGCAGTGACGGATGGTGGAGATCAAACGGTGCCGCCGGATTATATTTTGCCTCTTATGGTCGAGGGCTTTGGCCAGCTGATGCAAACTCATCCTACGGTAATGTTGGGGTCTATGGGGGAGGCCTAAATGGTTGGCAAGGCTGGTCTGTAAACTCAAATAATAATTGTATATTAATGTCTAACGGTGGTAATCACGGTTTATATAGCCCCGCTGGCGGACTTTGGTTGATGATCATGGATACCAGCGGGAACACTACATTTAATGGTAACGTTACTGCGTATTCCGATATACGACTAAAAGAAAATATAAGAGAGATTGACAACATTATTTCAAGAAGAAATACCCTTGCTGAAGGTGCAATTAAATATGAAAGAGATGGTCGCACACGTATTGGGTATGCAGCACAGACATTAAAGAATAGTGGATGCTCGGAATTTGTAATTGAAGCTGATGATAATTTGAAATTAGTTACAGGAATGGGAACATTATCTGTTGATTATGGTGAAACTACTGCTGTGTTAGCAGTTGTATCTAAAATGACTGACGATCGTGTTGAGGCTTTAGAAACCCGTGTAGCAGAACTTGAACAACTATTGAAAGATAAATCAAAATGAACGTAGAAATTATTAGTCATAATACTGAAACAGGTATAGCAGATATACGATTTATACATAACGGACTTGAGCGTAGAAGCACTTACAATCTAGGTATGGTTATTCCTGGCACTAGAAAAACTTGCGAAAAAATGGGGATTACTTTCGATGTCGAGATGCAGATGAAAGTGATTGATAAATTAACTGAGTGGGTCCATAGAGATTTGGAATATCATAGCTCAAAAAATAAATTAGGAAATTAAAATGTCATCAACAACTACTGTTTCATTAACCAATATTAATATCATACCAGATATTACATTACCGATGGCAACCTCGGCTACTATTTTTATTACTTGGACTACAGTCGTACATAATTCAGATGCAGTTCCGCCAATGACTCAATCGACAAAAACATATGGATTAACACGTACTAGCGATGTAAGTAACGAATGCGCCTTAGTTCAAACAATTTTTAATTCAGTATTTTCATCCCCACAGTTTCCAGACCCCACAGTATCAAACTCTTAATAATTTCAAGATAATACAGACGGCTACAGTAACTGTATAACTAACTGTATAAGGAAAGAATTATTATGCGTGGAGAATGGTGTTATTTTAAAAGTTATTTCACTACAGAAGAGTGCAACACAATTTTACAAGTTGGACTGACCCTTCCAGAACAAGATGCAACTATTGGAGTAGAAGGCGTTATTGTAAACTCAGATACTAGAAAAAGTAAGGTCAGATTTATACAAAAAAATGACATTCGTTTTGAATGGCTATTTGATAAACTTTGGAAAATGTCAGTAACGGCCAATGACGAGTGGTTCAATTTTAATATTTCCAGGATTACATATATTCAATTAGCCGAATACGACTCAGAATATTTGGGAGAATATAAAATACATAAGGACGTTTTTTGGATCAATGATGACCCGAAATATCATAGAAAATTATCCTGCATAGTTCAATTAAGCGATCCCGCAACTTATGAAGGTGGAGATTTTGAACTATATAATTTATCTACCAATTATCCGGATAATAAAGAAATTAAACAATTAGGTACTGCGATCTTTATACCATCATTTATTGATCATGCCGCAACGCCTGTTACAAGTGGGAAAAGATATTCTTTGGCTGCTTGGTTTGAAGGTCCCAAATGGACTTAATCAATTAAGTCTAAAAGCAATTCTAATTTAGCTCTGACTGCACGATTTCCAAAACTGTTCTTTACCCCTTGATGTAACGGTTTTGGCCAACAATCAAAACTACACCAAGCATACCCAGCATGCTCATTGTTTAAGTGTGGTATGAATTCTTTATCAACCATTAGCACATAAGTATTATATTGAAAATTTTGGTCATTGCTTGTAAATAATTCTAAGGGAATAACCTTCTTTATTTTTGGTGTTACACCAACTTCTTCACTAATTTCTCTATCTAATGCATCATACGGAGTTAGATCAGTTGGTTCTTTTTTACCACCAACTAATCCCCAAGTTCCTGCTGTTTTTCCCTGTGTACGTAATAACAATAAAAATCGTTTTGTATCTTTGGCTAAAAATAGTCCGCCACTACATATGATTTGAGTTACAGAAGTAGGCTCCACTGTTCTGGACTGTATATCCCTTCTATGCTCTTGCTCCATTGATTGTTTTCCCATATGTACTGTATTCCTGTATATGCATTAGTTATATAAACTACATTCGTGACAGTTGTACTATCGAATATAACACTCCAAGCTGACCCTGACCATTGAATTATATCATTAGCTTTGGCGGTAACCCCAGATCCGTTGCTGTTTAACCAAGCCATTGGACCTAATGTAGATACTGAATTAATATCCTCTAAAATAAGATATCTTGCTCCTGTAGGTACGTTATTAGGTACAAAGGTGTCTGGATTAATTATAGCATCAATAGTACCTCTACTGTCTAATGCAGTAGTAATTGTAGTATTACTTGGAAGTGTGTCAAAATCAAAGTTTAATTGCATTTGTGTATCATCAATTGGGTTTAACGACACAGTCGCCATTAAATCAATACCAGATGGGGTAGTTAACGATATTTGTGTCAACCCTGCTTTAAATTCTCCAGGATAAAGATCTAACAATGCGTACCAACTTGTGCTGTTTGATGGTTGAGACGAAAACTCTTCACCAGTCACTGCTCTATTAAGTATTAGTGATGCAGTATTATTTAAAACTAATAATTCGTAATTTCCTGGAGTAACTACAGTCTTACCTACAGCATTACCTAAGTTAGCATACACCGCATCTAAGTCTCCATAATTTGCAGCAATTGTTCCTGGTTCATTACTGAATATATTAGAAATAATTTTTGTAATTATACCTAACTTTTTAACCTTTGCCGGTGGGGTAATCCAAATTGGACTTGTAAATGATAGTGATGCAATATCAATATTTTGATCAGTACCTTGTGGAATTTGCCTACTGGACCAACTAGTACTTGCAAGTTGTAGGACTGTTAGGCTTGTCCAATCAACAAAATTGTCAGTAGTTTGTAATTCTAAACTAGGGTTAAACAACACTAAAATTTGTTCAAGTATTTGTAATTTTTGATCAGTATTGGTTGACCAGATGTCAGCAACAAATGTAAGTTTATACGGACTAGGCATAATCCGTTCGACAGTATACCCAGCACCTTGTACATATTGATATTCACCAGTAGCAGGGTCTACTGCACGTTCACGTATTTGTACTTTGCTAACAAACGTAGGATCTTGTAAACGACTTTGTTCGTATTCTAATCCCTTAATATAACAAGCAATAAATGGAGCGGCAGGGATAGTATTTTCTGAATTCTTTTTCAATGTACTGGCTGCTTGACGACTAGGATCTCCATACATAACTGGTATTTGATGTAACACTCCATTACCATCTTGATAACTGAAGTTACTCATTGCTCTAATAAATTGTGTCAAATATCTTCGTATTTGACCATCGTAAAAATGATCCATTTTTAATTATCCGCTTTTGGTCGTAGTGCTTTGCTAAGTGATTGTCGCTCAGTAATAGTTTGCCCGTTAATTGTGGCAGTAGTCGTATTGTTAATAAATCCAGTCTTTTGTGTTTGTCTAATCTTATCTCCAGCAAATACTCCTGTGGTAGTATCTTGTGCACCAAATTCATTCATAGTCATTTGTACGTTTCTATCATACATTAACCAGTTTACGCCATCATATCTATACAATACATTTGGGTAATAATCTGTTCTTAAACAAAAAGTTCCTTGTGCAGGATGATCTGGAAAAGTAATTCCAGATATGAATGGAGCACCATTTGGAGGAATTCCTGATCCAGTCATATATCCAATGTATAAATTTTTACTAGGAGTATGTAACACTATACTAGCATCTAATATTGCTTGGTCGATACTTGCATCATCATACATATCACTGGCATCTGCATAATCAACTAATCCAGATTCACGTGTGGGAATAACATAAAATCCTGTTATATCATAACCACTGACTGGCGCATCTAACATTGCTTGTTCAACAATATTATCATTAATTTTAATACTTTGATTATACGTGCTCAATAAATCTCCTAAAGTACTACCATCACCGTTACCGCTATCAGCATCAAGTATTTGTTTGTATTCCTGACTGTCAATTAATGGAACACATTTTGCTTTAATCAAATGAGGATACCAAGTAACACTAAACCCTGCTGTAGGACGACTCACATCCTGTACTACGTAAAATCTTTTTAATGCAACAATGTGATCATCTAATGCGTACTCATCTTTTAGGTGTGGTAATTCAATTACATCGCCTGGCATTATCTTTCTTCCTAATGCTTCCACATGACTACGAAGATGCAAATGCATCATTATTGTATCATTTTGTAAAAATAAACCAAATTGTGTTAAATTAAAATCTAGATCCTGCATTTGATAAATGCCACGTATAACATAAACATCTGGATCATATTGTCTATCTCTATTCTCCATGAAAAGTACGTCCTGTATCCCTAACTCTGGGATAGTATTTGTACCGGTATTTGCAGGAGTAGTGGGAGTAACATTAGTGCCAGTAGATGATACAGGTCCTAAGTATTTGTGAATCAAACAATCCACCCCACCCACTTGAAACCGCTCATTGACAACTCGGTCAATAAACTTAAAATCTTTGCCCTTTTCGGGTCTATAAAGTGACAATCTTGGCATATACCTATTTATGCTAAATATCGTTATGGACGATACAACTCAAGCACGACAAGAAATTGTAGATTATATCAATTCTTTCCTAGGCGGATCGATGGTAGATGTAGAACTTGAACCAAAAGATTATACATTTGCAATTGATCGAGCACTGGCAAAATACCGCCAACGTAGCAGTAATGCTGTTGAGGAAAGTTATGGTTTTATAGATACAACGGTAGATACTAATGAATATATTATGCCTAAAGAAGTAGTCAGTATTAGACAGCTTTTTAGACGTAGCATTGGATCACGTACAGGTGGTGGGGATGGTGGCAGTTTATTTGAGCCGTTTAACTTGGCTTACAGTAATACATATTTGTTAGCTTCAACCAACATGGGTGGCTTAGCCACTTATTATGCCTTTGCTGGTTATCAAAAGCAGGTCGGTAAAATGTTCGGTAGCGATATTAATTTTGTTTACAATTCTACTACTCATACACTGACACTACAACAACGTCCATATGCCAGTGAGCAAATTTTAATTTGGATGTATAATTATCGCCCAGATTTTAATTTATTATCAGATGTATACGCAGGGCAATGGTTAAAAGATTACTCGCTTGCCAATGCTAAAATGATGCTAGGACAAGCTCGTGACAAATTCCCAGCTATTGCTGGACCACAAGGTAGTAGTGCACTTAATGGTGCCGCACTTAAAACTGAAGCCAAAGCCGAAATGGATCAATTAGAATTAGATTTGATCAATTACAAAGACAACGGAACTCCAATTACCTGGGTAACCGGCTAAAATTTAACATTGACTTGAGTATTGGGATAAATAGCAATATGAAAGATATATTGTTAAGAATTATAGAGTCTGATACTAGTTATAATAAATCTGCTACAAAAATGTTACGTAAAACTCATCCAGATTTATGGAATGAAGTATTAGAGCAGACAAAATTTCTACCTAAAACAGCATTACCTAAACAAAGAATTTGGCATATACTAAATGAATGTAATATTCGGCCAACTTGCCCAATAACGGGAGAGTTTGTTAAATGGTGTGAAAAGAAATATAATACCTATTCCTCATTAGAAGCAAAAAATAAAGATATTGGTAGAGTACTGTCTAATGCTATATCGGGTGAAAATCATTGGCGTAACAAGAATCCTGATAAATCTAAAAAAGCAAATGAAAAATTTTCAAAAGGGTTATCTTCTGGTAGAATTGTAATAGATCGGTCTAAACGTGATACTAAAGCCATACTAGACAAAGCAAAACAAACTTATTTGAAAAATTACGGTGTTGATAACCCTAGCAAACACAGTTCTATTAAACAAAAGATTTCTGATAGTCAAATATCAAACGGGGCAATCCCAAAGCATCTTCGAAATTCTAAAAGGTTATATTATGAAGCAGTTGGGAAATTCACAGGAGAAAGTTGGAAGAATAACTTTGATCAAATTAACCCAACTAGATTAAACAGAAGTGAATATGATTTAGATCACATCTATAGTAAGCATCAAGGATTTAAAGATAACATACCTCCATATATAATTGGGCATTGGACAAATCTTCGAATGCTGAGTAAAAGTGAAAATTCTAGCAAAGGTTCCCGATGCGATAAAACTTCAGAACAATTGTTTGAAGATTTTTTTAAAAACATCATAGTGCAGAATATCGAGCAAAAAAGAGGGAAGAAAAACTTGCGGCACCTAAAATAGTATGTTATCATTGTAACAAGGAAGTAGATGCAATGAACTATGGAAGGTGGCACGGTGACAAATGCAGACAACAA